GTGAACATGAAGAAGATTATGTTTAGTGTGATCATTGCTTCAATGTTATCTGGGTCTGCTCTTGCAGCAGACCTGGAATTGAAGTGTTATGATAACAAAGAATTTATGAAGATTATAGACGATCTTGATCTTGTAACAGTCTACAACGGCCATATCGGCGAAAATAAAATCTCAGAAATTCTAATGACCAAAGATCGCCGTCTTGCTACGGTAGAATACGAAAAGGCATCAGATGGTAATGCATACGCAGCGAAACAGTATTGTGTCAACGGAATTCTAAAGGACGTAACATTTAACGATTCCGTAATTGAGTTTCTTTTCAACGTTCTTGAGAAGATGCGAGGTCAAAAGACATGAGTGAACTTCTTGGTCTTCAGGCTGCGTTTCCAAAAAGTAAAAATCCTATTGTAGAAGTTCGAATGATCATGTTTGATAAGATGATGGTTCATCCTCAAACAAAACAGATGGTAATGATCCCTATGCAAGATCTTCAATATAAACGTCAGGGATCTAACGAATGGTTTTCGGTTCCAATCGTAGAAGCAGAAAAACACGAATATAATCCGGAGGTAAAAAATGAAGAAGTATCTACTAGTAATCCTAGCGGGGTTATCCTTTCTTAGTTTGGTGGGTTGCGCCGAATTGGCAACGGTCGTCAAGTGCTCTGTACGGGACAGTTCTGGTCGACCGTGCCAGTAAAGAATCGCCTCATCCTTTAATAGAAGAATTCGAAAATACGATACAATAAATAGAATTGCCGAGGTCGTTGAGAGGAACGACATAGACACTGAGGACGTGGGTGCGACTCCCACCGCCTCCACCACAGATACACATTTTGAGGTCTTGGTCGTTACCAGCATGGCAAAAACGGCGACAATGTGTATCTTTGATGGGGGCGAACTAGGATCGACTGGTGTAGTAAGGGTTTTTTGAGACTTAGGCATTTATAAATGGCGCAAACGATAATGCTCCATTTGCAGGATATGCTCTAGTAGCGTAACCTTCATTGGGTTGGCAACTAACCTAGAAACAGAATAGTTGCTTTTTTACATTTATGGGTTATAATATGAGTATTGGTCCCGTAGCTCAGCTGGATAGAGCAACAGACTTCTAATCTGTGGGTCAGACGTTCGAATCGTCTCGGGATCGCCAATTTCTAAGGAGAACTAAAATGTCAGACCGTCATAATCACTGGTTTTGGAATAGTTCTTTGGTCGATGTAGTCCATCAAAAATTGTTAAATCTAACATCATGGATCTGGAAGAAGCAGAATCACAACCACTGAGGATAGTATATTATGAATAAATTTATGATTGCTGCGATTGCTTTATTTTCAACTTCCGCTATGGCCGACTACAATGTCGTTATTAGTAAACGACACCAGACCATGAGTGTCTATGAGAATGGACAACTCATGGATATCTGGCCAGTCTCGACCGCCAGGAAAGGTTATTATACGCCAACTGGATCTTATAGACCATATGCTTACCAACTAATGCATTTTTCTAAGAAGTACGACAATGCGCCTATGCCACATTCGATATTTTTTACAGGGGGTTATGCTATTCATGCTACTCCTCATATTGGCAATCTTGGTCGCCCTGCCTCCCATGGGTGCGTACGTCTTCATCCAACACATGCTTCAGAACTTTATAATATGACAAAAGGCGAACCTACCACAATCACAATCAAGGATTAGTTTCATGAAGAACTCCCGTTCGCCTTCTCTTTCCCAAGTTTATATGATGAAAACTGCTTTTGAATACGAATTAAATAATATCTTGGCGTTTGAGGATAGACAGGAGTTCTTTAGGGTTATTAATTATTTCGAGCAAAGAGTGATAGAATTGAAGGAAGAAGAGAAAGAATGCTTAAAAGCTCAAGTTTCGTAGAAGAAATAGAGATACTTTGTAGAGATAAAAACATAGAATATATTGATGCTATCGTTTTTTGGTGCGAAAAAAATAATTTAGAGGTCGAGACCGCTGCATATTGGATCAAAAAAGATCCTACTATGAAATCAAAGGTTCAAGCGGAAGCCGAGAATCTAAATATTTTAAAACGAGGAGCAAGACTGCCGATATAAATATTTGGTTAAAGACAAAGGAGGCTATCTATGCAAATAGAAACTATAGGTCGTCCTGATCATGTTTCTTTGCCGGTAATAAAAAAAGCAGCCAACTTTTATGCCGAATATCTTTTAAGATCGACCAGAGTATTCAATAACGTTCATTTAACTCTTGAATTTGAAAAATTTGATAGAGGTTCGGATGAATATGGATGCTGTGATTATATAGATGAAAATTGTAGTCCTAAATTTTTTCATATAACTTTAGAAAAACGTTTGAATAAAAAAGAAATGTTACTTGCCTTGGCCCATGAAATGGTTCATTTGAAGCAATACGCCAAAGGCGAGATGAAAGATATGCGACGACCCGCTCATATTGTAAAATGGTTGGGCGAAAAATACGAAATCAACGAGATCGATTATTGGGAACAACCCTGGGAAATAGAAGCGTATGGTCGTGAAAAAGGACTATACTTTAAATTCTTGAATCTTCTAAAAGAAGAGGAACTTGGTCTTATATAATGTCCGCATACGAAACGTATAAAGAATACGTTGCTCTAAAGAGCCACTTCAATAAACATGACTACGATTATATCAAATACGGCGGTAAGATAGGAATATCGCCAGCTTCTTTTGAAAAACGTAAAGATAAGATCTTTTTTGAAAAGCTGGCGAAAAAAGAAAACATTCATGACTTCTTGATAGCCAATCTATCAGATGATAGAAAATTATGGGCTAGACCTTTGGCCTATGAAGAATCTTCGGATAAAACATATCTTGAATGGAAGAAAAGAAAACAATCTCTCTCATATATTTTCAAAAACGATTTGGGTAAACTGGATCCTAAGTTCAATAAGAACTTGGCTTGTAAAGAAGGTCATCCCATATTGTTTAAAACTTATCTTGGTGGCGAAATCTGTTTAGAAACTATGTGTATTATACTAGATCTAACAGAAGCTGTTCAATACTGGGATTCTCAAATGGAATACGATCCTGTTTGGGATGAATACAAAATGAAGATCGTAAAATATACTCCTTTTATAGAATATGATAAAAGCAAGTTCAAGAAAATACTACTTGATTTCTTTAGTGAATAGGAGTATACTAAATAATGTTGAGCGATACAAATGCTCATCATATATTGTCATACGTTGTAATACAAAACATACGGAGAAATACATATGGTAGATTTTAAGGCACTCAAAGCATCTTCTGGTAAGAAGTCGCTACAAACTCTCACTTCAGAATTAAATAAGATGTCCGGCGGAGAAGGTAAGACTTCTGATGACCGTTTCTGGACTCCCACTGTAGATAAGGTTGGTAATGGATATGCTGTTATTCGTTTTCTCCCTGCTCCCGCTAATGAAGATGTACCTTTTGTTCGAATCTTTGACCATGGTTTTCAGGGACCTGGTGGATGGTACATTGAGAACTCGCTAACAACTTTAGGTAAGAACGATCCAGTTTCTGAGTATAATTCTAAGCTCTGGAACTCTGGCATCGAAGCAAACAAGGATATCGCTCGTAAGCAGAAGCGTCGTCTTCATTTCATTAGTAATATCTACGTCGTAACTGACTCCGGTAATCCTGCTAATGAAGGTAAGGTTTTCCTATTCAAGTATGGTAAGAAGATCTTTGATAAGTTGAAGGAAGCAATGGAGCCTCAGTTCGCCGACGAGGAAGCAATCAACCCGTTTGATCTTTGGGCTGGTGCTAATTTTAAGTTGAAGATCCGTCAGGTTGAGGGTTATCGTAATTACGACAAGTCAGAGTTTGACAAGACTAGTCCGCTTTTGAACGATGACGAGAAGCTAGAAGCAGTTTGGAAGAGCGAGCATTCTCTAAAGGAATTTATTGCTCCTTCTAACTTCAAGACTTATGAAGAACTTTCTGCTCGTTTGACAAAGGTTCTTGCCGAAGATTCTGCACCCGTAAAGCGTGCTAAGGCAGAAGAAGTTCCTTGGACTGACGAAGAAGCTGCACCATCATTTAAGGCAACTCATGCGCCAAATTATTCCGGTGATGATGACGACGATGATGAGTCTCTAGAATTCTTTAAGAAACTTGCCGTAGAATAATTTAAGGGGAGCCAAGCTCCCCTTTTTTTATGATAAGAATCTAATTCCGCCTATACCATACATCAATTGATTTAAACCAAACATAAATCTTTCCGGCCAATCAGATTCTTCAAGATTCTCAAACTCATACTGCGGGTTACCCATATTGTTGTGACCAATCATTTGAGGAGGATTACCAGTAGAAGCTGAAGGAGTTTCTGGTTCCATGGAAGCTCTTTCTTGCGCGATTTCTTGATTTGATTGAGTTTGGATCGCCGCTTGGTTCAACATATTAGGAGCTTCTATAGAAGATAAAGCCTCTGTTAACATAGGAGCAATTCCAGAAACAATTCCTCCAAGTCCTCCCGGTAAGAATCCAGAAAGCATTGAAGCCATCATATTTACGTCGGTTCCTATTGAGCTTTGACTATACGTCGGCGAAGAAACTTCTCCTCCTGAAACAGGGGTGGCTTGAGGAGCAGCCGGAGGCGGAGATTGAGGAGTTTCTTGTCTAATTCCCGCTTCTTGCATAGTCGGACCTTCGCCTTTATGTTTGCTTGTTCCCATCAATTGAATATGAACGGGATCTCCAGGAACGGGACGATTAAGACCATGTTTCGCTAAAATACCTTTACGGTCCATATCTTCTGCGATGGCTTCGTTTATGTCTATTGCTAGACCTTTTTCATGAAGACTCGTTCCCGGAGGGGCGACAGGATATTTTATTTCGCCTCTTTGTTTTTTATTCCATAAAACTTCTTGTTCTTCTTTACTTCTCACTGCTGAATTTACGCGAACTGGTTTTCCGTAATCTTTAACTGCAGCTAAGAATGCCGAAGCTAAAGCGGGGTTGACGCCCTCTAAAGATTTTCCTGTCACTAGTTGATCGGCAGATCTATTATCGACTCTTTCGGCGTCTTTTTTAGTAGGAGTAGGGTCTTCTGAAGCTCTCGCAGAAATTTTCTGAGACTCAGAATTTTGATTCGAATCTGAAACAGATTGAGCGTTCGCTGCCGGAGCAGTTGCTGACGCTGGGGTTTGTTGATTTGATGTTTGTGGAACAGTTGTTTGAGAATTTTGAGTTACTCGATTATAAACATCTATTACGGGAGTTTTGGAAGTAAAGTAATCAACACCAGTTTGAGAATTATATCCTTCAGCTCTTTCATACATAGAAGCTCCACGAGCAGCTTCTCCTGCCGTTTTAGCGTTTCTTAATACTTCAGCCGCTGCTTTTTCAGTTGTGTTTAATTCTTTTACGACATGTGCTAGTTGATCATCAAAATTAGTATTTCCTAAAATGCCTTTTTGTCTATCGCCTAACCATTGAGCGATACCAAAAGCGCCAGAATCAGGATTTTTAGAAGCAGGGCCGCCAGGAGATTCAATTCCCGCCCATCTAGCTACCAGGCCAGCTGCTCCGATTTCTGAAAGCCCAGCTTGTTTTTGTAAAGTATCGACAGCGTATTTTTGTCTTTCAGGAGTCCACCATTTACTTTCAACTTTACCTGAACCAACATCTTCTCCGCCTCCTCCGGCTCCTCC